CAATACAGATCACGTAAATTTTATATTGTTAAATTAATCGATAGAGACCGTGAAGAAGATGGTCCAAAGTTTTGGAGATTTAAACACAATTATAAGAACGAAGGTATTTTAGATAAAATCATTCCTATTTGGAGAAACAAGGGTGATATCACTGATCCTGAAAAAGGTCGTGATTTGATTATTGAATTATCAAAATCTAAAACAGGTAATGGTAAGGAATATACAACAGTACAAACTATTATGTATGATGATCCAACGCCTGTTCACGATGAGGCAGATCAAGCAAAAGCTTGGGTTAATGATGAGTTAACTTGGTTAGATGTTTATTCTAAGAAACCTGTTGAGTATCTTGAAGCGATTGCAAGAGGAGAATCTCCACGTTGGGATAGTGAAAAAGGTGGTTACGTATATGGTAACGACGAAGAAGTTACAACATCAATTGGAGGTGTAAAATCACCTATCATTGATATACAGGCTGACGACGAACCAGATGGTGATTTACCATTTTAATTTATAACGGGTGGGATTTTATTCCCACCCTTAATTTTTATTATATGACATTCAAAGAAGAAATTGACTTACAATTAAGAGACAATAGAGTATTGTCTTATGAACTGTTGAGTGAATTAGAAAACAAGAATTACTTTTCAGGTAGAGGTAAACAAATTGGTGATACAATCTTATTCGGAATGTTAAAAAGTGAAACTGAGGACGGACAAACAAATTTTACTTTAGTGACATTCCACAAAGAAGAGATTGGTGTGATATATGAAGAAGATCATTCGTTCTACATTACAACAAAAGAAAGTAGATTACCAAACATTAAAAAAATAGAAAATGGCGGGAATTAAGAAAAAAGAAAGTGGAGGATTTAAAGATAAGTTCTCAACAAAAACAAAATATAAAGAAACTAACTACTATTTTTGTGGTGATGCTTTCTTAAGTGCTAGTGGATTACCGGGTCCTGTTATGGGAGGTATTAATATGTTCTTGGGACACAGTAATAGTTCTAAGACAACCGCAATGATTTTGGCAGCGGCAGATGCTCAAAAGAAGGGACACTTACCTGTTTTTATTATTACCGAAAAGAAATGGAGTTGGGAACACGCAGTTGAATTAGGTTTGGATGCCAAGAAGAACTCCGACGGAGAGTGGGATGGTGACTTCATCTTTAACGATGGTTTTGATTATATCGAACAAGTCACTGATTTCATTAATGAAGTATTGGATGCTCAAGAGAAAGGTGAGATTCAACAATCAATCTTATTCCTTTGGGACTCGGTGGGTTCAATCCCTTGTAAGATGACTTTCGATGGTAAAGGTGGTAAACAACATAATGCAGCAACACTTGCAGACAAGATTGGTATGGGAGTTCACTCAAGAATTTCTAAGTCTAAGAAAGAAGACTATCCGTATTATAATACTTTGGTTGTTGTAAATCAGCCATGGGTTGCTCTTCCTGACAATCCATTCGGACAACCAACAATTAAGGCTAAAGGTGGAGAGGCTCTATGGCTGGCATCTTCGTTAGTATTCTTGTTTGGTAATCAAGCAAGTGCGGGTATTAACCACATTACAGCAACTAAGGCGGGAAGAACCGTAAGATATGCAATCAGAACTAAGATTTCAATATTGAAGAACCACGTAAATGGTTTGGGTTATAATGACGGAAAGTTAATTGCAGTACCACAAGGGTATATTGAAGATACTAAAGAAGCTTTAGAAGCTTATAAGAAAGAGTATTCTCAATATTGGAATGGTATCTTATCAGGAACTGGTGAGATTACTTTGGAAGAAACCACTGATGATATTAGTGAGTAATATATTTTTTAACATTTAAATAAGACATGTGTCTAAAACTTTATTGGTAGATGGTGATAACCTTTTTAAAATTGGTTTTCACGGTGCTAAGGATCTCTTTAACGACGGTTCTCATGTTGGTGGGGTATATCACTTCATAAACACATTGCGTCGATTTTTGGAGGAATATAATTTAGACAAGGTGGTTGTCTTTTGGGATGGTGATTCAAACTCATCCGCACGAAAATTAATTTATCCACAATATAAGGCTAACCGTAGAGTGAATATGAATGAATTCAAATACGAGTCTTATCTACAACAAAAAAACAGAGTAAAACAATATCTTGAAGAAGTGTTTGTTAGGCAAGTAGAAATGGTTAACAACGAAGCGGATGATCTGATTGCATTTTATTGTCAGGTTGCTCGTGACGAGATCATTACAATATTTTCATCTGACAAAGATTTAACTCAACTAATTGCACCAAACGTTTCAATTTTTTCTCCAATACATAAAATGATATTGAAGTATGGGGATAAGATTAAATTCAAAGATATTTCAGTTCCCCACGAGAATGTATTGGTATGTAAAATACTAATGGGTGATAAGTCAGACAACATTGAAGGTATCAAATCTTTAGGTGAAAAAACATTGGCAACTTTGTTCCCACAATTGCTGAAAAAAACCTGCACTATCGAAGAAATATTAGATTATGCACGAAATATCCCGCAAGAAAAACCTGTAAAAGTTATATCAAATATTTTGACAGGCAAGACAAAAAGTGGTATACTTGGAGAAGAATACTATCAAATAAACAAAAAGATAGTTGACCTTAGTGAACCACTGATCACCGACGATGGAAAGGAATTAGTAGAATCCATCTACAGTGAGCACTTAGACCCTACAGACAGAGGATATAAAAATCTGATGAAATACATGATGGAGGACGGATTATTCAAATACCTACCTAAAAACGACGAAGCGTGGGTGAATTTTTTGAAACCATTTATGAAACTAACAAGAAAAGAAAAACGAAAATTTAAAAACTAAACAAAATGAGAGAACAAGATCAAGTTAAGATGGAATTCCTTTTGACACTAAACGATAACATCGTGGTTCAAAGATTCTTCAACGTGAGAGGGTACAACCCTAAGGCTAGAGTAGCCACAGACCTTTATGAGTATATCTTTGATGTAAAAGAGACTCTTCATCATTATTTGAAAATGAAGACAGTTGTTTATTTGTTAGACAACAAAGATGCGATTGCACATGATCCAAAAATTATGGATACATCATTCACTGATGGTCCTGAGAATTTCCACATCTATGTTAAGATTGGTGATGAGACAATTTGTCATAGAATTTTTGACGCAAAACTTTATCCGCCGAAAGTTCGTTATACGGTTGACGTACGACCATTTTTGAAAGATGTCCTTTCTAATTTGACTGACATTTTTTCACGTCGTCAATTAAATCACGAATATTGTGGACTTGAGTTGGCTTAATGAGTATTTATAAATCTAAGGGGTAGAGAGAAACATATGCAGAAAAATTTTGATTATTTAGGTAACACATTCCAGATCCAATTATTGAATCAAATTGTGGTAGATAAGGACTTTGCCCACACCATTGTTGATGTGTTAGAAATCAATTATTTTGATAATAAGTACTTTAAGATCATTGCACAAATGATTAAAGAGTACTTCACAAAATATCAATCAACGCCCACATTTGATACTCTTGATCAAGTAGCCAAATCAGAAATCAGTAATGAGATGGCTTGTAAGATTGTTTTAGATACTTTGAAACAAATCAAAGATGCACCATTCGATGGTAGTATATTTGTACAAGAAAAAGCGTTGAAATTCTGTAAGCAACAAGAGCTTCAGAAAGCAATGAAACAAGCCCAAAAAATTATTGATGAGGGAGACTTCGAATCTTATGATAAGGTTGAAGAATTGGTGAGAGAAGCAATTCAAGTTGGGGAAAGAGACATGGGTACTGGAGATGTCTTTGAAAACTTGGAAGTCGTATTAGATGACGACTTTAGATCTCCGATACCAATGGGTATTAAGGGTATTGATAATCTCCTCAAGGGTGGATTAGCAAAGGGAGAGATTGGGGTTATATTGGCACCTACAGGTGTTGGTAAGACAACAATCTTGAGTAAGATAGCAAACACAGCGTTTAACATGGGTTTCAATGTACTTCAAATATTTTTTGAAGATAACCCTAAGATTATACAGAGAAAACATTTCACAATGTGGACGGGTATTGAACCAGATAATTTGGTTCTCCACAAAGAGAAAGTATTTGAAAAAATACATGAGATACAGAATTCGATGCAGAATAAATTAATTCTAAAGAAACTACCTTCTGATTCTCTAACAATGTTACAAATCAAAAACCAATTACGTAAGATGATTGCGGATGGTAATAAAATTGATTTGGTTGTTTTGGATTACATTGATTGCGTAATGCCTGAAAAAGCATTAGGTGATGAGTGGAAGAGTGAGGGTTCTGTAATGAGACACTTCGAAGCGATGTGTCATGAATTAGGTTTGGTTGGTTGGACAGCCACACAAGGTAATAGATCTTCAATATCATCTGAAGTTGTAACAACGGATCAGATGGGTGGATCTATTAAGAAAGCCCAAGTCGGTCACGTAATCATCTCGGTGGCCAAAACACTCCAACAAAAAGAATTAAACTTGGCTACAATAGCTATTACAAAATCACGTATCGGTAAAGATGGTGTTGTGTTCGAGAACTGTAAGTTCAACAACGAATTACTTGAAATTGATACTGAAACGTCTGTAACATTCTTAGGGTTCGAAGAGCAACAAGAACAAAAGAAAAGTGACAGAGTCAAAGAACTATTGGAGAAAAGAAAACAAAGAGAACAACAAACAAAACAAGGGATTTAAATATCCTCTTGTTTGAAAAAAAATTTAAAAAAAACAAAGATTTTTTTATTGAAAACTTGGGCGTAAGGTCTGCGGACCTATATTTATCATTTAAAATCCCCGATTTTTTAATAAATTTAAAAGTAAAAAAAAATTACAAAAACATGGACATTTCAAATCGAATTCTATCGGACATTACAGTATACATGAAGTATGCGAAGTATATCCCAGAATTGAAAAGAAGAGAGACTTGGCAAGAGCTCGTAACAAGAAACATGGAAATGCATATCAAAAAATTTCCACAATTAGAACAAGAAATCCGTGAGAACTACATGTATGTTTACAAGAAACAAGTTCTCCCTTCAATGAGATCAATGCAATTCGCAGGAAAGCCAATTGAAATATCACCTAACAGAATTTACAACTGTGCGTTTGCACCTGTGGATGATTGGAGAGTATTCTCTGAAATCATGTTCCTTCTATTAGGTGGAACAGGGGTTGGTTATTCAGTTCAAAAACATCACGTTGATGTTCTTCCTGAAATCAGAAAACCAAACAAAGAGAGAGGTAGAAGATGGTTAGTTGCGGATTCTATTGAAGGATGGGCAGATGCCGTTAAAGTATTGGTTAAGTCTTATTTCTTTGGTGGTTCAAAGATTGAATTTGATTTCTCAGACATCAGACCTAAAGGAGCACGTCTTGTGACTTCAGGTGGTAAAGCACCGGGTCCTCAACCACTAAAAGAGTGTCTTATCAAATTGGAAGGAATCCTTGATTCAAAAAATGATGGGGATAAATTAAGACCAATTGAAGTTCACGATATGGTATGTCATATTGCAGATGCAGTATTGGCGGGTGGTATCAGAAGAGCGGCACTTATTTCATTATTCTCAGCATCAGATGATGAGATGATTGGATGTAAGAGTGGAGCTTGGTGGGAAACAAATCCACAAAGAGGTAGAGCGAATAACTCTGTAACTCTCATAAGACATAAGATTGATAAAGAATACTTTATGGATCTATGGAAAAGAATTGAGGCGAGTGGATCAGGTGAACCTGGTATCTACTTATCAAACGATAAAGATTGGGGAACAAACCCTTGTTGTGAAATTGCACTTAGACCATTCCAATTCTGTAACCTTACAGAAGTGAACGTATCTAACGTTGTATCACAAGAAGACTACGAATCAAGAGTAAAGGCGGCGGCGTTCATCGGAACACTTCAAGCAGGATACACTGACTTCCACTATCTAAGACCAGTATGGCAAAGAACGACTGAGAAAGATGCATTAGTTGGAATCTCAATGACAGGTATCGGATCAGGTGCTGTTCTTGGATTAAACATGAAGGCAGCTGCTAAGGTTGTTAAAGAAGAAAACGAAAGAGTTGCGAGTATATTAGAAATCAACAAAGCGGCAAGATGTACTACGGTTAAACCAGCAGGAACTACATCATTAACTCTTGGTACATCATCGGGCATTCACGCTTGGCATAATGAATATTATATCAGAAGAGTTAGAGTAGGTAAGAATGAATCAATATATGCTTACTTAAAAGAAAATCATCCTGAATTAGTTGAAGATGAATACTTTAGACCACATGACACAGCTGTTATCGGTATTCCACAAAGAGCTCCTGAAGGATCAATACTTAGAAACGAATCTCCAATTCAATTATTAGAGAGAGTAAAAAAAGTACATCTCGAGTGGGTTAAAGGTGGACACAGAACAGGAAGTAACACTCACAACGTATCTGCTACAATATCAATCAGAGAACACGAGTGGCCAGCAGTTGGAGAGTGGATGTGGGAAAACAGAGACCATTACAATGGGCTTTCAGTTTTACCTTACGATGGAGGAACTTATATTCAAGCACCATTCGAAGATTGTACAGAAGAAAAATATGAAGAGTTGATGGAAACTCTTAAAGACGTTGACCTTTCAAAAATTGTAGAGATTGACGATAACACAGATCTATCAGGTGAAGTTGCTTGTGCTGGTGGAGCTTGTGAAATAGTAATGGCGTAATGGAAAATACAAATAACGTAAATCAAGGGGAGAAGCCAAAACTTCTCCCTTCTGATTTTTATGAAGAAAACGGAAGAAAAGTTATGACCGAACAATATCATATTCGTAGAGGGTATTGTTGTGGTAATGGTTGTAGACATTGTCCTTATATTCCTAAGGCGGTAAAAGGAAATACTACTTTAATTGAAAAATAATCCAAGTATATTTATAACATATGGGTGACGGTACAACATATGGTATAAATTTTCCATTTAGAAATTCTTTAACAGGAGACTATTTGGAATTGACTAATACTGCAAACCAAGAAATCAGAGCGGATTTAATTAATCTTCTTTTAACAAGAAAGGGGTCAAGATATTTCTTACCTGACTTTGGAACAAGATTATATGAATTCATATTTGAACCAATGGATGGTTTAACATTTGATGCTATCGAATCTGATATAAGAGCAAACGTAGAAAAATATATTCCAAATCTTTTGTTAGATAAAATAACAATTGAACCACTAGACCCAACAGAGGAAGCAACTGACGAATTTGCTTCTGTCGATCAACCCTCACCTGTTTATAGATATCCAGGGAAAGGAACTGCAGAATACACTGCAAAAGTAAAAATTGAATATTCTGTTCAAGATAGTACTTTCGCGACAAGTGATTTTGTAATAATCAATATTTAAGATAAATGGCTAATCGTAAGATATCATATACAACCAGAGACTTCGAGGGAATAAGATCCGAACTTATACAGTACGTTCGTACTTACTATCCTGAACTAATTCAAAACTTCAACGACGCTTCGGTGTTCTCAGTATTTTTGGATTTAAATGCTGCGGTGGCCGACAACTTACATTATCACATTGATAGAAGTATACAGGAAACTGTGTTACAATACGCACAACAAAGATCTTCTGTCTACAACATTGCCAGAACATACGGATTGAAACTACCAGGACAAAGACCATCCGTAGCTCTTGTTGATTTTTCAATAACAGTTCCAGCCTTTGGAGATAAAGAAGATGAAAGATATTTGGGACAACTTAGAAGAGGTTCTCAAGTTTTAGGTGCAGGACAAGTTTTTGAAAACGTTGAAGATATTGATTTTGCTTCACCATATAATTCACAAGGATTTCCAAATAGATTAAAGGTGCCAAACTTCGATTCAAGTAATCGATTGGTAAACTATACAATTACAAAGAGAGAGGTTGTTGTTAATGGATTAACTAAAGTTTTCAAAAGAGTTATAAGTCCAAGTGATGTAAGACCATTCTTAGAAATATTCCTACCTGAAAAAAACGTTTTAGGTGTTACAAGTGTTTTATTAAAAGATGGTACAAGTTACACAACAGTACCAACGGTTAATGAATTCTTAGGATTACAAAACAGATGGTATGAAGTTGACGCTTTAGCTGAAGATAGAATATTCATTGAAGACCCAACAAAAGTATCGGATCAGCCAGGTATTAAAGTAGGTAGATATATTCAAACACAAGATAGATTCATTACTGAATATACACCTGAAGGATTTTTGAAAATGACTTTTGGTGGAGGAACAAACACATCACAAGATGCTTTAGATCAATTCACAACTCTTGGAGTTCCTTTGAATTTACAATTGTATCAAAATAACATGTCATTAGGATCTGCCTTGAGAGCTAACACAACATTGTTCATTCAATATAGAACAGGTGGTGGGTTATCAACTAACTTAGGAACTAATGTAATTAATCAAATCGGTACAGTTACATTCTTTGTTAACGGTCCTTCTGAAAATATTAACCAACAAGTTGTTGGATCTTTAAGATGTAACAACGTGACAGCAGCTATTGGTGGAGCGGGACAACCAACAGTAGAGGAAACTAGAAACTATGTTGCTTTTAACTTCTCATCACAAAACAGAGCGGTGACAGTTAATGACTACGAAGCTATTATTAGAA